TGTGAATGGTTTCAAAATGAACAAAATAGTTTCAAGAACGGTTTCGAACATTTCTTCAGTTTGAATTCCGGGAATTTCCAATTTTCCAGTATTAAAAACTTTTATGTGAAATTCACGAAACACGTCATTCATTTTAATTCGAAGAATCATGACAAAACAGTTATAAAAAGCGCTCTTTCTCTTACAACGGTAACTCATAATATCCTTTTTAGATATACCAACACTAACCTTTCGAATATCTTTGAATTTAATACGACCGTTTGGATTATTAATGCTCGTAATAATTTGTTCATCAAAATATAATTCGTTTTTTAGATTAGTTGTTATTTCATCCAACTCTTCTTGTGTCATAGAATTAAATTTCATTTGCTTTTTGATGACACCGTTTTTTGGCGTAGAATAAGGAATCACTTGAATTCCCCAAAATATTTTCTTCAAGTCAATTTCCTGGTTTAAATAAGCAATTTTAGACTTGGTTGATATATAAATATTACTTGCACTAGGCGCAACACCTGTCAGTTGTGATACTTCGGACATGTTGGCAGAAATAATGTCATTGTTATACGTCTCATCATCGTCATCTGATGATTCTTCATTTCCTTTTTGAAGAATAAATTGAGCCCATTCTTCATTAATTGTATTCATAGTCAAAGCCATATAAATAAATTCGTTTATCTCTTTAAACCCTTTAAGCACATTTTATTTCAATTGTTTTTTTTATAAACATATATATAGAACTCGAATGTTGAAGTTAAATCAAAACACATCTTCCACGCTAGGAAAGACACCAGCATTTGAAATTCCTATATCCAAAATAGAACCGTCCTTTGAACCCATAAACACAAATTATAGTTTAAAGACCAACTTTTTTGACCCTGATAAGTCGTCTCCACCCAATGATTTTATGTTAAAATTGAATATGAGAATGAGTGTTTATGTAGCAGGGAACCCAGGTTCCCCTGCGACCCCTCCTGTTAACTGAGTATTATATATTTTTTAAGTCTCACTCGAAAAACCGTAATGATATTTTAAACGTTATTTAAAAAGTTCTTATGATTCTCTAAAAATCACATTTTTGGGATACCGGTGGACATTGCTGTGTTTATGACGCAGAGAAAAATATTGATTTTGAAACAAACTAGGATACGATATTCAATCGTGTTTCTTCAAACATTCGCCATTTTTGATAATGCGTAATTCACATAATGACTATTTTTACAATCTTGAAAATGCATAATGTTTTCTACAAAATTTAAAAAACGACTTGTCACCATATTTGGTTTATTACGAATAACGAAATTAATGTAATACTTTACGATGTTTTTTTTATCAATGTTATACTTGTTGCTAATTTCCTGAACAAAGTTAAAGATTGGTTTCAAATCGGCAGGTCTTGTTTCAAATATCGCATAAAGTTTTTCCCACACATCATTGTCAATAACATGAAATTCTGTTTTTAAAATATTTTGATTTGACTGCATAAAATTTATCATACTTCGTATGTCCGATTTATAGAGTTGTTGTATAGAGCAAATTGACTCTGTTGTTATATTTAAATTTTCATTTTCGGCAATTTTTATTAAAAACTGAGCAATATCTGTTTCAGGAAGTTGATTGAAACGCAACCGTAAAAACTCATTTTGAAGTCCTTCATCAATTCTACTAATATAGTTACAAATTAAACAAAAACGCACGTTTTTTGAATAATTTTGGAGTAAATATATTAGTGCTTGTTGTGCGTTTTTAGTCATATAATCCACCTCGTCCAGTATAACAAATTTCATACCTTCATTGAATAACGCCTTAGAATTTACAAACTGATTGATTTGATTGCGAATAATATCAATCCCTCGTTCGTCTGAAGCATTTAAATGAATCATAAGACCTTTGGTTTGTCTATTTGGAGAATGTGTTTTCAAATACTGTGTAATCAAGTTTACAATAGTTGTTGTTTTTCCGGTTCCTGGTGGGCCATAAAACAAAAGATTTGGGAAATAAGATGTTGTAATGATATTATTTAGAATCAGTTTATTCATAGGTTCAAGCACAATATCTTCAAAAATGGATGGTCTATATTTTTCTACCCATGGAATATTATCTTTTGACATAATTAATAAGTATTTTAAGCGAAAAATATTTAAACCCTTTATTATATGAAGATAATTACATCGGTTGTAAACAACATTGACTTTATTGAAATTCAATATTATACATTCAAGAAGTTTATCCGATGTGGTTATGAATTTATTGTATTCAATGACGCAAAAACTTTTTCTGATATAACAAACGGTGGAAATATTACATTGAAACAAAAAATAAAAGATAAATGTGAAGAATTGAATATTACTTGTATAAACATCGAAAATGATAATCATTCAACGTTAGGTTGTATGACAAAAAGACACGCTGATACATTCAATAACTACATCATACCTTACCAAAAGTTGAATCCAGATAAATATTTGTTAATAGATAGTGACATGTTTTTAATTGATTTTTTCGATGAAGATTTACTTCAATGTTCTTGTGGTTTAGTAGAACAAACGAGAGAAAATGGTGCGTATATATGGCCTGGATTATGTTATATGGATTTTACAAAAATTTTAAATATTGATTTATTGAACTGGTCATGTTGTCCTGGATTAGATACTGGAGGAATGATGAAAGATTGGTTATCTTTACAAAGAACCCACTGTGGTTCCCAAATATATTGGATAAAATCGTTTTCTAGTGGTTCTTGGAGTGAAGAAGACATCCCCGAAAATTTGAGAGAAAATAAAAACCTCCTTCAGTTTTTGAAAGAAGACCCGAGAAATAACGGAGATAACTTTTTTTGTGAAATATATGATGGTCGGTTTTTTCACTATCGCGCTGGAAGCAACTGGATGTGTGATGGAATGGAAAAACATAACATATTATCCAAAAAATTGAAACAAGTGTTGTTGAATGAACTCAATGAAAAAAAGGAAAACGAGAATGATGAGTCAGTCAGTTTCGACAATGTCAACAACTAAAACGGGTTACTTGGAAATATTTGTGGGACCAATGTATTCTGGAAAAACATCCAAGTTGTTGGATATTTATAAAAAATATACATTTTGCAAGGTTCCAATATGTGTTATCAATCATGTTTTTGATACACGTTATCATGAAACCATGTTATCTACTCATGATAGTCAAATGATTCCTTGTATACAAACAACTCGTTTGATGGAACTTTGGAATACAATTGACTTAGAAACTACAGTTGAAAACTCGGAACTGATAGATAACTATGTAACTTTACAAAACGCGGAAGTTGTACTTATCAATGAGGCGCAATTCTTTGATGATTTGACAACTGCTGTATCAAGCATGCTGAGTGTTGGTAAAAAAATTTATATTTCTGGGTTGGACGGTGACTTTGAGAGAAAAAAATTCGGACAAATATTGGATCTAATTCCATTATGTGATACAGTTACAAAACTAACATCGTTGTGCGCTCTATGTAAAGACGGGACACCTGGAATCTTCTCTCATCGTTTGACAGAAGAGACAACACAAACATTGATTGGTTCGGATAATTATGTTCCCGTTTGTCGCTCTTGTTACGAAAAAAATATATAATAAAATTGTTTGTATGTATTTTAGATGAATACAACATTATTCTGTTTATATTTTTTTATACAGTGTTTTCTTTTGAATACAATACCGAGAATATGAAGGGTTCCGTAAAATACATTTGAAAACTATTTAAATTAATTGTGTGAATTAACTAAAATGGCAGAAGTAGATACGATAAAACCCAAACGAGGAAGAAGAACCAAGAAGGTAATAGAACCTGCGCAAGAGTTAGCGCAAGAACCAAAGCAAGAGATAGTGCAAGAACAAGAACCAGCGCAAGAGTTAGTACAAGAACAAGTACAAGAGTTAGCGCAAGTACAAGAACCCGCGCAAGAACTAGAACAAGAAACAATAATGAAACCCGACATCACACTTCATATCGAAGAAACAACCACGTTCGAAACCCAAAATTCTATTATGAATGAAAATATTATTATTCATAAAGATGATGACTTAGCAAACTCTAAAAAGAGAGGAAGAAAACCAAAAGGAGGTAAAATAATTCAACAAAATATTGGTGTGAATGGAGAGAAAGATTCCAAACCAAATATTATTTTACATTTAAAATGTTCTATGAATGATATTCATCAAGGATTGAATGAATATGAAAATATTAAGTCTTATCATTTTACGGGGTCAAAAAACGATTTGGCATTCGAAGTTTTAGATAATGATAACAATGTGGAAGAGTCAAATTGCGAGAAGGTGTATATGTTTAAAAGTCAACCTGATAAAAAGCAACGCGCTAATTCGGAAGACGAAACTATGTATTGTGTTGAAAACAAGGAGATACGTCGTAAGTTGAAAATTCTAGAGCAAAATTTACATGTAAACAATATATCCGATAAAAAATCAGCGTGTTTTTGGTGTTCGTATGACTTTGATAATCCACCAATTTATATACCCAAATATTTCATTAAAAACTCATACAACGTTTATGGTTGTTTTTGTACACCAGAATGCGCTGTTGCTTATTTGATGGAAGAAAACATAGATAGTTCCACCAAGTTTGAGAGATATCATTTAATCAATCATATTTATTCAAAAATTTATGACTATAAGAAAAATATTAAACCAGCACCAAATCCACATTATATGTTGGAAAAATTTTATGGTAATTTATCGATTCAAGAATATAGAAGTTTGTTAAAGAGTGAGCGTTTATTTTTGATTGTGGATAAACCACTTACTCGTGTTCTTCCTGAATTTCACGAAGATAATGACGATTTTATTATTAATAGTAAAATTATTCCTTCAAACAGTAATTATAAAATAAAAAAGAAGATTCAAAAAACGCAAAACAAAAGCGATATTTTGAATGAAAATTTTGGAATCCAAAACCACCTTTAGAAAAGGTGGTGCCAAATCCACTTTTGTAAAAGTGGAGCAAAACAATTTCTAGAAAAGGTGGTGCCAAATACACTTTAATAAAGTGGAGCAAAACAATTTGTAGAAAAGGTGGTGCCAAATACACTTTAATAAAGTGGAGCAAACCTCAATCAAAATTCTTTTCTTGTTTCCTAGACAAGAAAAGAATATAAATTAAATGTTGTTGGTTAAATATCGTTGGTTAATTATCGCCATCATTTAACTCTGCCAATAGTTTTTCATGTTGTTTTT